AAGCACAAGAAGAAGAGATGCTTCTGCAGAGCAATCTCCAAGTTGCACAAGCAGATAATCTGGTCAGCCAATCCAGAAGAAATGATGCACAAGCAGGACTTGCAGTTTCAAAGAGTCAGTTGCCAGTATGAGGAGTAAGAAGGAGAAAGAACGGAAATCTTTGTATGATCGTCTTTTTGAAAGTGAAGATGGACAAAGACTTTTGGAGGATCTTGCACGAAGAAATCATGTCTTTGACGTGGTTACTGTAGAGAATCCCCAAATTAGTGCCTTTCGTGATGGAAGGCGCAGTGTGGTAGTTGATATCATCAACTATCTTGGTTTAAACACCAGTGACTTGGAACGTCTTGCGCGGGAATCCATTGATGGAAACAGAAGCGAGTTCGACCCAGACTGAGGGAACCCCATCTTCTGCAGAAATGCAGGGAGCAGGGTCAATCCTTGGAGGGACATTAGGATCAGGATCAGGAGAGTCAGATCCACTTGCAATTAACATGGAGAGCTTGTCTGAAGACATCAGACATGAACCTGTCCTCAAGAACTTCAAAACCTGGGACTCGCTTGCAAAAAGCTATGTCCATGCAAACAGGAAGTTAGGAGTTCCTTCAGAACAGTTGCTGCAGCTTCCACAAGGAGATAATGCAGACTGGGATGGAGTTTACTCTGCACTAGGACGACCAGAGTCTCCAGAAGGCTATGAGTTGAATGGCACAGGAGACTTGGCAGATGGTTTTCGTGGAAAAGCACATCAGTTGGGACTCAACCAGAAACAGGCATCTGAACTCCTGAACTGGTACAGCGACTCCCAAGCAGGTGTGGATGACAGTGATGATGAGGAATTTGCAACAGAGCAGGTTCAGTGGGTTGCATCGCTCCAGAAGGAGTGGGGAGATTCCTATGTTAAGAACAAGCAGTTAGCAGAAAGAGCATTCCATCAGTTTGCAGATTCAGATGCACTTGATGTGATGAACAAGACAGGATTAGGAACACATCCTTCTCTTGTAAAGATGTTTGCCCAGATTGGACAAATCCTTTCAGAGGATGGTGCCTTGACTGGCAATCAGGAGGGTCGAATTGGAGGAATCACTTCAGGATCTGCAAAGACAAGAATTGATGAACTTCTAAATGACAAAGATTTTTCAGATAAATACTATAACCAGTATCACCCACGGCATTCAGATGCTGTGACCCAAATGCAACGACTGTACGAGGCAGCAGGTTAGTCAGACAACCTTTATTGGCCTGACCTGAGATCTCTGAGTCGGACCTACCTTTGGTAGATAATCCGTCATTCGTGAGTCGAAGCGAGTAATCGTTTCACACAAAAAAGGACGGATATGTCTACTCAAGTAACTACGGCATTTGTCAAGCAGTACATGGCAAATGTCGATTTTCTGGTTCAACAGAAAGGCAGCAGGCTGCGGAGTGCAGTCACGCTTAAAACTGGAGTCCGTGGAGAAGAAGTCTTCATGGATCGAGTTGGTTCAACTGCACCACAGAAGGTGACTTCTCGCCATGCAGACACTCCTCTCATCTCTACACCCCATGATCGCAGACGGATTACTCCAGTGAGTTATAACTGGGGAGATCTGATTGACAACGTGGATCGTATAAAGATGATTGTTGATCCTACCAGTCCCTATGCTCAGAATGCAGCATATGCAATGGGACGTGCAATTGATGATGAGATTCTTGATACCATCAGTGGAAATGCTTTTGGCGATTCTTCTGGAACTTCTGGATCATCTGCATCAACGGCAATTGCTCTTCCTTCTGGACAGAAGGTTGCAGTCGATTTCCACACTTATGACACAGGCTCAGGAGATAAAGGTCTCACGCTTGGAAAACTGCTGAAAGCACGGGAAATTTTGGGTTCAGGAGAAGCAGACGATTATGGTCTGGATGGATCTCCAAATCTGTTCTGTGCAATCAATTCAAAGCAGATTTCAAACATGCTTGCAGACTTCTCAATGGGAGGTGCTTCTGGTGCGCAGGGAATTAGTGCTGCATCAGCAGATTATAATTCTGTGCGTGCCCTGGTTGCAGGAGAAATTGATACCTTCATGGGATTCAAATTCATCCGGACTGAACTTCTTAACACTGATGCTTCAAGTGACCAATTGGTTGTTTGTTGGCATCGTGCAGGAGTAGGTCTGGCAGTCTTTGATGACATTAAGGCACGGATCTCTGAACGTCCAGACAAGCGTTATTCCACGCAGGTCTACTATGAGATGACGATTGGCGCAGCACGGCTTGAAGAAGAGCGTGTTGTTGAAATCGCCTGTGATCCTTCTTAACAACGAGCCAGGAGATTAGAAATGGCACTAGCATATGGTGTAAATTACACCAAAAATTATCCAGTCGAGTCTGGCTCCACCTCTGCACAGTCACAAGTGGCAGTGTCAGAGGTTGGTGGACGCATGAGAGTCGCATATGACACTTATGAGGCAGATACCCTTGCAACGGGTTCCACCATCTCCATGTTCAAGCTTCCAAATGGAGCAAGAATCTGGCAGATGATCTTGGTCACTGATGATCTGGATGGGTCCGGAACTCTTCAGGTTGGAGATTCTGGTGATACAAATCGTTTCATCACAGAGTCCATCTGTGGAGATGCCAACAAAGTCCACTACATGCATCCAAAAGCACATGCTTCAGATGCGAATGTGACTCTTTTGGGAGGAGTAAGTGGAACTGGTATTGATGCTTTTGGTTATGCACTTACTGCAGAAACCACAATCATCATCACCACGGCAACTGCAACACTCGCAGGAACTATCAATCTCGCGTGTTTCTACACGATTGATTGATTGACCTCTGACAATCAACTGGGCCGATGGAAATCGGCCCTTTTCCTTGCATGGAGAAATATGTCCAAAATAACCCTTTATGATGACAAGAATGTATCTGAAGAGTTGGAATCAAACTCTGAAGAATACAAACAAAGAATTGCCCAAGGATGGACCACTTGGAAAAAACCTAGTGTCAAGAAATCCAAGAAAACATACACGGTATGACTAATGGCTTCTGTGGTAGGAATTTGCAACATTGCACTCAACAACATTGGAGATGAGAAGATTTCTTCTCTTTCAGATAACAATGACCGCGCACGGGCATGTGATCTGAGATATGAAGATGTCAGAGATGCAGTTCTGAGGGCACATCCTTGGAATTGTGCAACCACTCGTGTTGAGTTAGCAAAATCAACAACGGGTCCAGTCTGGGGTTTCACCTACCGTTATGCACTTCCATCAGATTGTTTGAGAGTTTTGGATGTGTATGACTACACAGTTCCATTCTCAATAGAAGGACGATTTCTGCTTACAGATAATTCTTCTACAAAGTTGAAGTACATTGCAAGAATTGAAGATCCAAATGATTATGATGTTCTTCTTCAACATGCAATTGCAATCCGGCTTGCATCTGAAATTGCAGAAGCATTGACAGGAAGAACAGAACTCAAACAAGAGATGTACCAGAAGTACAGACTTGTTCTCTCTGAAGCAAGAGGTGTGGATTCCCAAGAGACTGGAATGCCGATGGTGATTGAAGCAAATGATTTCATCAATGCACGTTTTGACACTTCGTATCTCTTGAACACCAGCACAACCATCTGATGGCAAGAGTTCAGGCACTGCAAGGTTCCTTTGTCACAGGAGAGATCTCTCCACGGATGCAAGGAAATGTTCTCTTGGAATCCTACAAGAGTTCACTTGCAACTCTTCTGAACTATGTTGTTGTTCCACAGGGGGCAGTGATGAGACGACCAGGCACACGGTATGTGACTCCAACAAAGAATGATGGAGAGGTGCGTCTCATTGCCTTCAACTATGGACAAGGACAATCATATGTAATCGAGGTTGGTGCAGCATACTTCAGATTCTTTACTGCAGATGGAGTATTGATGGAAGGATCTGCTAGTTCTACTCCTCTTGAAGTTGCAGTAGATTCTGATGGAGATGCAGTTCCATATGCAGTTGCAGATTTGGATGAACTAGAAATCACCCAAAGTGCAGACACTCTCTTCATTGTCCATCCTAGTTATCGTCCCTACACCCTCAAACGCACAGGTACCTACACTTGGGTGTTTGCAAAGCTAAGTCTCAAGCATGGTCCCTTTGATCCTGTCAATGTTGAAGATACAGTTCTTCATGTTGATATGACTTCTGGATCACTTGACAAGGAGAGGATGACAGACATCATCCAGACTTCTGATTACATTGATACAACAAATGAGAGATTCAGTGTTACAAAACATCCATTTGTCAATGGACAAAAGATCTACTTTATCTCTTCAAGTTCACTTCCAACAGGCATCAGTGTAGGACCAGGAACTCAATACTTCATCATCAACTCAACAGAAAACACCTTCCAAGTTTCTACTGTCTATGGAGGAACTCCTGTTAATGTGTCTGCAGTAGGTTCAGGAACTCTTACCATCTGGAAGGAGTTTATTCCAAAGGATACAACAATTACTCTCACCA